GACTTAGACACAAAGAAACAAGACACATTAAAAGAATACTTTAAGAAAGACATGGGAGTAGACGAGATACCACCTGAAGAATTGTCTGAATACTTGTCAGCAGACTTACATGCGACACAGCAACTATCTGATTGCTTATATAAGAAACTTAATACATCAGATTATGCAGGTTTAATGGATTCTGTAATATTAACTAATCAAGTATCTGTAGTACTAGCTAGGATATATCAACGAGGTTTCTCTGTAGATATAAATAAACTAGAAGAAGTTCGTGTAGAATTTGAGAAGGAGAAACAAGAAACTGAGAAGAGATTGCAACTACAGGTTATAGAATTAATGGGAGATACATCTATTAATTTAAATAGTCCTGAACAAATGTCATGGGTAATATATTCACGTAAGCCTAAAGAAAAGACTACATGGTTAAATAACTTCACACCGTATATGGGCAAGACAGATTTAAATAAGAAGATTGCTCTAAACTCTGATATAGTCTACAGGACTACAGCAGTTAGATGTGTTGCATGTTATGGTACAGGAGAGATGAGAAAGATTAAGAAAGATGGAACACCCTACTTAAAACAACCTAAGTGTGAGGATTGTAAGGGTAGTGGTTATTATTTTAAACCATCTAATAAGGTTGCAGGGTTTAAATTCAATCCCCCTACAGCCAAATGGATTACTGCTAATGGTTTTAGTGTTAATAAAAATATGTTAGGTATATTACAAAAAGCAGCTAAAAACAGTAACAAACTAGAAGCATCACAATTTCTAACTGATCTACAAAGAGTATCAGCATTAGACACATATTTATCTTCTTTTGTAGATGGTATTATTACTTACGTTAAACCAGATAATAAGCTACACGTAAGGCTTTTACAACACAGAACATCTACAGGAAGATTTAGTGGAGCAGAACCTAACATGCAGAATATGCCTAGAGGTGGTACATTTCCTGTTAAGAAGGTTTTTATTTCACGTTTTGATGGTGGCAAGATACTTGAAGCTGATTTTGCACAGCTAGAGTTCCGTGCCGCAGCTTATTTATCACAAGATGAGGTTGCTATTGAGGAAGTATCTACAGGTTTTGACGTACATGCTTATACGTCTAAGGTTATTAGTGATGCTGGTCAGCCTACAACTAGGCAAGAAGCTAAAGCACATACGTTTGCACCGTTGTATGGTGCAACAGGATATGGAAGAAGCAAGGCAGAAGCAGAATACTATGAACACTTCACAGAGAAGTACAAAGGAATCAAAGCTTGGCACTCCAGATTGGCTACAGAAGCTTTAGAGAAAGGTATGATAACTACACCATCAGGGAGACAGTTTTCTTTTCCTGATGTACAACGAAGAAGAAATGGTACAGTTAGTTTCTTCACACAAATAAAGAATTATCCTGTGCAATCATTTGCTACTGCTGATATAGTTCCTATCATATTAATACATATGGAAAACTTATTGGGTAGTTGTAAATCTTGTATAGTAAATTCAGTACACGACTCTGTTGTGATTGATGTACACCCTGAAGAAATACAACACGTACTGTACCTTATTAAACAAGTTAATACTAACTTAAAAAGTATTGTCGAAAATCAGTTTAATATTAAATTCAATGTACCCTTATTATTAGAAGCAAAAATAGGGGATAATTGGCTTGACACTAAAGATGTGGCATGATATAACTACGGAACTTACAAATAGAAAGGAAATATAATGACAGATATAATGACTATAGACACGAATAATTATGCAGCAATGGCTAAAGCAATGGGCATTGCAGGAGAAGGTGGTAATACACCTAAAAAGAGTAATAACCTTAATAGACTGAGGATATGGCACTCTCCATTGATGGGTTATGAAGAAGTCAATGGTAAAAATAAAAAGACTGAGATAATAGAGGGTGGATCATATCGTTTAGAAGTTATAGATGGCGATACATCTACATTTTATTATGCTAATGAGATGTCAGTTAGACCTTTTATGCAGAGATTTATGTATAGAAGATACGTTGCTAACACTAATGCCAAGCAGGGAGAACCAAAAGGCACTTATCAAAGAACTATTATGGCAGATAATCTTAATACGGATTTAAAGGATAATACAGGTAAGTTTAATTGTGGCAAACCTACAGGTTATGTAAAAGACTTCAAGGCATTACCATCTGATATGCAAGACTTAATAAGGCAGATCAAACGAGTAAGAGTTGTTTTTGGTACTGTTAAGTTAATAGGTGCTAAGGATGTAAATGGACACGATGTATCATTAGAAGAGTTTCCTTTTATATGGGAAATAGATAATAAAGATGCTTATAAAACAGTAGGGGATCAGTTTGTTGAGTTTACAAAAAAGCAGAGACTACCACTACAGCATAATATTTATTTTGAACAGACAGAGGAAAATCCACTACCTAATGGAAGTTCTTTTTATACTCCTGTTGCTAAGATAGATATGACTAAATCTTTAGATATCACTAACGAAGATCAAAAGACATTCTCTAACTTTATAGATTGGGTTAAAAACTTTAATGACTATATCTATAAAGATTGGGATGAAAAGGCTTATGCTAATCAAAAAGTGTCATCTGATGAGGATATTGAAACTGTTGAACAATTCATTGATGTTGAATTAGATCAGGGAGTAGCCTAATGAATCACCCTGCTGAACTGAAAGTGCATCAATATATGTCTGATGCAGTCAACGGTAAATCTACTATGTCTGAAGAAGTAATTGAACAAGTAGGTAATGATGTAAAAGAAGCACTTAGAAAACAGTTTGGTGGGGGTAATAAACGTGGAGACTTTAGACTACGTATGTCCAACTTGGGCAGACCCACTTGCCAACTGTGGTTTGAAAAGAACAAGCCTGAAAAAGCTTCAGCTAAACCTAATAGCTTTATGATGAATATGATGTTAGGCGATATAGTTGAAGCTGTCTTCAAGGGTTTATTAAGGGGTGCAGGAGTTAAGTATGAAGAGCCTGAACACGTAACACTAGAAGTTGGTGATACAAAGATATCAGGAACTTATGACTTAGTTATAGATGGTGCAGTTGATGATGTGAAGTCAGCTTCAGGTTGGTCGTATGATAATAAGTTCATTGACTTTTACACTGTTAAAATGGGTGATCCCTTTGGATACGTAGCCCAATTAATAGGTTATGCAAAAGCTGCTAAAAAGAAAGTAGGTGGTTGGTGGGTAATTAACAAAGCTAATGGTAAGTTTAAGTATGTATCTGCTAAGGAAGGTGATGTAGAAGATACTATGATAACCATTCAAAAAACTATTAATACAGTAAAAGCAAATAAGTTTGAAAGGTGCTATGAAGATTCAGCAGAAACATGGAGAACAAAACCTACAGGAAATAGAAGACTAGGAATTACTTGTGGGTTTTGTGATTATAAACATGCCTGTTGGGAAAACTTAAAAGAACTACCCTCTGTGATGTCAAAAGCTAAGATACCTCCTATGGTGTATTACACAGAACTAAAAGATGAGTACAAGTAGATGTCTCCACATGCAATAAGAAGAGAAGCTATAAAATATGGATATAGGAGTGGGTTAGAACATGCTCTCTCCTTATATCTAACAGAACATAAGCACAAGTATAGTTATGAATCTATTAAAATAGAATGGGAGGATTTAACTTATCGCACATATACTCCTGACTTTATATTAAATAATGGTATAATAGTTGAGACTAAAGGCAGATTTATAACAGCAGATAGAAAAAAACATCTGTATATAAAAAAACAACATCCTAAACTTGACATTAGGTTTATTTTTACTAATAGTAGGAATAAACTTAGTAAAGGAGCTAAGTCTACCTATGCAGAGTGGTGTGTTAAACATGGATTTAGATTTTACGATAGAATAATTCCAGAGGATTGGTTAAAAGAAAAAGGAAAAAATAATCACCTAGACTTTATTAAGTTTACAGGTACAAAAATAAGGAGATAATAATGAAAAATATATTTGATATAAACCCTGAGTCTTGCTATATAGAATTAAAACCTGACCTAACACCTGAAAAAGAATGGACAGGACAGGTAGAAATACACATAGTAACCTCTAAAAACAATCCTATGGAAGCTAAATCTAGACTTGCCTTAATACATTTGTGTCAGCTAGTGGCTAGTAGTGTAGCATTAATGGAACAAGATTATGAATTTGCAGACAGATTAGAAGAATTTTATAATGAAAAAGATGCACCTTGTAACCTAAATAATAAAAAAGAAGTTGACATAGTTCAAGGAGAAGGTAATATAGTTCATATATCCTTTGATTCAAAAACAAAAGGTACAGCATAATGAAACACATGGAGTATATGAAAATGAGAAGACAACAAGAAGAAGATAAAGACATGGTTAATAGCCCTGAGCACTACAACAAAGCAGGTATAGAAACTATAGATGCCTTAAAAGCTATGTTAACAGATGGCTATGATTACTATTTACAAGGTAACATAGTTAAATACTTATGGAGATATAGATACAAAAATGGTGTTGAAGATTTAAAGAAAGCTCAATGGTACTTAAATAAACTTATAGAGGTTTACGATGGCAAGAGTTAAAATGATGATGACACTATCCGTAGACGAAGAGGAATACCCTATAGCTTCAGACGGTATGCTAACAGAAGATTTAGAAGATTATATGAAAGACCTGATACATGAGGTAGATGGCTTAAAAGTTACTAACATAAAAACAATAA